CCTCCATATAATAAATTAAACATTATATCTGATGTTGTAGAGTTTGTAGCGTATAACCACACCTCATCAACTACACTTGATGATGCTTGTGTTGTGTGTATTGTTGTAGTGTTAGCACCACTGGCAGTTATAACAATAGACTTGCCATTTGTGCTTTGGGATAATAATTGCTTTGTATATGTTGCCATGATTTTATTTATTTTTTTATAAAAAGATTGAAAGACCTATGATTGTGTTTGAATCTTCAATTGTTAGATTGTTTTGAGTCGATGCTTCTCCACTCAACATGACTCCAGTTCCATTAACAAAAGGTCTACTATTAAATGTTTTTACACCACTTATTGTCTGATCTCCCGTTGTAAAGACGATGTTTTCAATTCCTGTAATAAAACCACTAGGATTTGAGTTCGCATAAAAATCACCAGTTTGAGAATTTAATACATAAGAACCAGTAGCATTGTTTAAATTAGTGATTTGAGTTTGTAATTCACCACTTATTCCAGTTACATAAGTTTGAGTAGCATAAGAGGATAAATCGACTCCAGTAATAAACCCACTTGGATTAGAATTTGCGTAAAATTGTCCAGTTTGGCTATTTAGTATATAATCTCCTGTCGCATTATTAAGGTCAGTGATTTGTCCTTGAAGATCACCGCTAATTCCTGTGACGTAAACTTGGGTAGCATATGAAGAAAGATCAATACCTGTTATAAAGCCAGATGGATTAGAATTTGCGTAAAATTCTCCAGTTTGAGAATTAGTAATAAAATTACCAGTTTCTATTTTTAAAGCATAATTTCCTGTCGCACTATTTAGTGTAGAAATTTGTGTTTGTAAACTTCCACTTATTCCAGTTACTTCTTCATAAGAAGCAATAGTATCCAAGGTGCTTAAATCACTTGCTCTAGTTGCAATGCCAAATTTAAATTTGTCAGAATGATCAAAACCAATAATTGCGCCAGAATCATTTACCCCAGTAAGTCCAGAACCAGTAACAAAGAAAATACCACCATCAACTGCTCCACCAGTTAAGTTGAGCATTATATAATTACTAGCTACATTTGTATTAGTTGTGTTTACTATTGTTTCAAGACCTGTAACGTATAAATTATTAATGTATACTTTATCGTGGAAAGTTTTATCTCCAAGAATTGTTTCTGCGCCTGTTGTATTTACATATCTAGACTCAGATTCATTTTTTGTATAGTAGTTACCTGTTTGATTATTGAGGGTGGTAATTTGAGTTTGTAATCCACCGCTTATTCCTGTAACATAACCACTAAGATTATTAATTTTTCCATCTAAAACCAAACCAGTAGAAGCTAAATTGGTCGAACTAGCATATAAACTAGGAGTCACTTGTACTCCGCTTATTTGTAATCCCATCCCATTTTGAAAATTAGCATTGTTATTATCTATTGAAATAGCAAGCCTTTGAGATGGAGAACCAAATAAATCACCTCTTCTGTATATGTTTATATTTTTTGATGATAATGCTGCTCCAATATCTGTTGTGCCATTAATATTTACATCACCAAACATGTTGATTTTACCATTATAAGTAGGAGATAATCCCGCTTCGATAACAACATTTCCAGCAGATGCATTGGCATCAATTGAAGGTTTTATGGTTATATTATTTGTCGAACTTGTCGCGCCACCAATAATAATACTTGCGCCAGTTTTTAAAATATTTGGCGCGACTCCACTCAAACCACCACCCATTAAAATTAGATCACCCGCACTAATAGTACTTGTTCCCGAACCCGCCGCAATGTTTATATTGCGTTGGGTTTGAGTTATTGTCGAATTGGAATATCCTATAATATTTAAACTTGAACCAGAAACACCAGAAACATATTGAGTGCTTAATCCACTTCTAAAAAGTCCACTTCCATTAACATCTAAAGTCGCCGTTGGAGAGGATGTAAAAATACCCACTCTATCAGTCGATGTGTCAACAAATAAATCATTTCCACCAACCACAAGATTGTCGGAAAAAGTTTTGATTCCACTTATTGTTTGATTTCCAGTAGTAAAGACTAAATTATTGATTCCTGTAATATATCCACTTGGATTTGTTCTTGGGTAAAAAGATCCAGTTTGAGAATTTAAAGTCGTAATTTGCCCTTGAAGGTGGCCGCTAACACCTGTTACATAATTTTGGGTAGCATAAAAAGAAAGATCAACTCCAGTAATAAATCCACTAGGATTACTAGTTGGGTAAAAAATACCAGTTTGTGAATTTAAGACATAGAATCCAGTATTATTATTGAGATTAGTGATTTGATTTTGTAAACCTCCGCTAATGCCAGTCGTATAATCAATTGTTGCATAATGAGATAAATCAACACCCGTTATAAAACCCGAAGGATTGCTATTTGAATAAAATTCTCCAGTTTGAAAGTTAGTGATAAAATTACCAGTTTCTGTTTTTAAAACGTAGTCTCCAGTTTCATTATTTAAGTTATTGATTTGATTTTGTAAATCTCCGCTAATGCCAGTTGTATAATCAGTTGTTGCGTAATTAGACAAATCAACACCAGTAATGAAACCAGAAGGATTTGAATTTGGATAAAATTGCCCAGTTTCAGTTGGGCGCACAATGTCACCAGTAACTAAATTAAAATATTGTCCAGAGTTAAGATGATAAAACTCATTTCCAGATCCACCTTGTAATCCACCAAGTAAATTATGATTAATTTCATCACTTCCACCACTTATATGAGTAACTGAATGCGGCGGTAAACCTATTCCAGCTTGAATAAGTGTGGTTTCATCCACGCCAACATTAATTGTCGTCGATGGAGGTTGGATTACAGATATAGTTATATCACTCATTTTGTAGTATTTTTAACAATATAAACAGGGCCAGACAACAATCTATCTGAACATTGTCCAGATTTATCTGCATATAGATCCCAATAAGAAGGAGCTAAATCAAGATTTTGTGTTTGTGAACCATCTAAACTAATTTTTGCAATACCACTTGGTACGCTAAGAATTTCAGTTTTAAAAACTGCCTGTAAAGCATCATCAAAATTTCTACGAATTTGACCAGTAAGAGTAACTCCACTCAAATTATAAATTCCACCATTTTGCTGAATAGTGAGCGTTAAATCATAGCAAGCTCTTTGTTCAATAGTTATTCCAGTATATGCGGCACTCATCAAAGATTATTACACCCAATCGACCTCTTCTGGAAGATATTTACATGTTAGTTCTTCACCAATTTCAATATTTTTGATGGCGTAATAAGTATCGGTAATTAAATCATGATATAAATTAGGTTCTTCGGAGTGATTTACATAATAAGATGGGCTAATTTTATTTACTGGACAATCTATCCAAAATCCATGTTCATTGTGATTGCACATTTGTTTAATGTAGCGACTTATATTTTGCTCAATTCCTTCAATCTCAAACCACTGAATAAATTTATTCGTATTTGTAGCGAATACAATATCTTCTTTTTCGATTTCGCTCATTGCAAAAACACCAACTCCAGCATTATTAATTTGACTTGGGGCGAGTTTTACAATAGTTTTATCAAATAATTCCTGTAGTATTTGTTTTCTGAGGTCCATTTGTAAATTCTGTCATATAGCTATAGTCTGTATATTGAACTCTTTTATTTTCAACGCTATATGTATTTAAATCTATTTTATATCCTGGGTTTTTATCAATTGGTGTGTCCACCCAAGCATCATCATGCCATATGATTCTATTATTAGGGTAAGCATAAAAATTACCATTATCCATTTTGAATAAATGAGCGCATTTATGTTCTGCAGTTTCGGAGAAATTAGTATCTAGAATTGATTTATTTTCCCAGCCCCAATCTAAAGTGAACATATATTCACCCCATTCCTTTTGCCCCTTTGGATTGATGAGTTTAGCCTTTAACCCTTTTAATCTTGTTCTTACTTGAACATCAACATATGGACTGAAACAATCCCAATACATTGCATGTTCTAGTGGTACTGGATCACATTCTTTCCAACAAAAGGCGGTAATTGGGCGGCGAGTCCAGTTTACTCCATTTGTTAAAAATGCTTCAAAAAGTGGAACCCTTTTCTCAATTGAAGCTACAGAATGAACATCGCATGAAGTGTATTCACCATACCCCTTTTCATGATTAAAAAGATATTCATTTCTTATCAAACATGTGATTGTTGGGATATTATGGTTAAGATAAGGCATTGTTAATAATATTTAAAAACTTGATAATGAAACTCTACCCCATTGATTAGCGCCTGTAGCAACATATAAAAATGTACCACTGACTTTTAATTCCCCTATATTACCAATACCAGTACTTGGCCCAGAAAATGTTGGCAGTCTAAGAAAAACTCCATTTACAAAATCTAAAGAACAAGTATGAGAGCCTTTTGAAATGTGATTTCTATCTTGTCCATCCGCAAAAACCGCCGCACCAATATCACTCGATGCAATCATGCCTTTTCTACCCCCGACAATATATGAATAATCTCCACTTGCTCTATGATCCCGACCACCGCCTATAAATGAATAATCTCCACTAGACCAATTTTCATATCCACCACCGATAAAAGATGATGTTTTATATGCTTCATTATCATAACCGCCACAAACAACAGAATAAGTATTGGAAACTATATTGATGTAACCGCCGCCGATGAATGAATAAGTGTCATTTATTAAGTTATCGTAGCCACCAGCGATGGCTGAGGCTGTACCTCTTGATTCGTTCAGTTGTCCAGCGCCGACAAAAGAATAATTTCCGCTCGATAAGTTGGATGCGCCTCCGACAACCGCTGATCGGTATGACACCGCTTGATTGCTATTTCCACCACCAACGAAAGCGCCACCAAGCGAATTCTGCGCCTGATTACTTGAGCCTCCGCAAACGATAGAGTTCTCGCCAGAAGCTCGATTGCCGTTACCGCCAACAACTACAGAATTACTGCTAAAAGATCGATTGCTTTCTCCACCAGCGATAACTGCATTAGTTCCATCAATCTGGTTAATGTAACCGCCGCCGATGAATGAATAAGTGCCATTTATTAAGTTATCGTAGCCACCAGCGATGGCAGAATAAGAACCACGAGATTCGTTCAGTCCTCCAGCGCCGACAAAAGAATAATTTCCGCTCGATAAGTTGGATGTGCCTCCGACAACCGCTGATCGGTATGACACCGCTTGATTGCTATTTCCACCACCAACGAAAGCGCCACCAAGCGAATTCTGCGCCTGATTGCTTGAGCCTCCGCAAACGATAGAGTTCTCGCCAGAAGCTCGATTGCCGTTACCGCCAACAACTACAGAATTACTGCTAAAAGATCGATTACCTTGTCCACCAGCGATAACTGAATAAGCTCCGTTTACTTCGTTAATATAACCGCCGCCGATGAATGAATAAGCGTCATTTATTAAGTTATCGTAGCCGCCAGCGATAGCTGAAACTTCGCCCCGTGATTCGTTTATTTGTCCAGCGCCTACAAACGAATAATTTCCGCTCGATAAGTTGGACACGCCTCCAACGACCGCTGATCGGTATGACACCGCTCGATTGCTGTTCCCACCGCCAACGAAAGCTCCACCATTTATGTTTTGCGCTTCGTTGCTTGAGCCTCCGCAAACGATTGAATTCTCGCCAGAAGCTCGATTACTGTTGCCGCCAACGACTACAGAATTACTGCTAAAAGATCGATTGCCTTGTCCACCAGCGATAACTGAATAAGCTCCGTTTACTTCGTTAATATAACCGCCGCCGATGAATGAATAAGCGTCATTTATTAAGTTATCGTAGCCGCCAGCGATAGCTGAAACTTCGCCCCGTGATTCGTTTATTTGTCCAGCGCCTACAAACGAATAATTTCCGCTCGATAAGTTGGACACGCCTCCAACGACCGCTGATCGGTATGACACCGCTCGATTGCTGTTCCCACCGCCAACGAAAGCTCCACCATTTATGTTTTGCGCTTCGTTGCTTGAGCCTCCGCAAACGATTGAATTCTCGCCAGAAGCTCGATTACTGTTGCCGCCAACGACTACAGAATTACTGCTAAAAGATCGATTGCCTTGTCCACCAGCGATAACTGAATAAGCTCCGTTTACTTCGTTAATATAACCGCCGCCGATGAATGAATAAGCGTCATTTATTAAGTTATCGTAGCCGCCAGCGATAGCTGAAGATTCGCCCCGTGATTCGTTTAATTGTCCAGCGCCGACAAAGGAATAATTGCCGCTCGATAAGTTAGATGCGCCTCCAACGACCGCCGAGCGATGCGATACCGCTCGATTGCTGTTACCGCCGCCAACGAAAGCTCCACCAAGCAAATTCTGCGCTTCGTTGCTTGAGCCTCCGCAAACGATTGAATTACTGCCAGAAGCTCGATTACCGTTACCGCCAACGACTACAGAATTAGTATTAAAAGCTTGGTTATTGCTACCACCAGCGATAACTCCACCTTCTCCGTTTAGTTCGTTAATATAACCGCCGCCGATAAACGAATATTGTCCATTGAGTATATTATCGTAGCCGCCAGCGATAGCTGAAGATTCGCCCCGTGATTCGTTTAATTGTCCAGCGCCGACAAAGGAATAATTGCCGCTCGAAAAATTGGATATACCACCCCCAATAAAGGGAAATTGCCCAGATAAATTATTATTATTTCCTGTGTATCGTATTGGAAATTCAAAATGTTTTTGCCCTCTAATAAATTGAGTACCAGTTAATAATACATTATTACTACTAGACAAAGAAACTAGAGATCCAGAAATATAAATTTCTTGAAAATTGCCAGTATTTGCATTTAAATTTTTAACTCTAAAATTATTTGCCATAAAAAATTATTGGTACAACCAAATTGCATAAACTAAATTATGTCTATTCTTTTTAAATTACACTAAAAAGTTTTACTTTTTAATGTATTTAGTTGGGTTCTTTTCAAAGCTTTTGCCTAATGTAATGATACCATTGATTATCTCTGGAGAAATAACACCTATAATCCCATAAGTAATTGCTTTGTATAAGCTAGAAATATCAGTTTGTTCAAGAATAAACCAAGCTATACCAGAGGCAATAGCAGCACTTAATATTTTCTTAAACTGTTCTACAATTTTTAATTCTCTATCTGTAGATAGTAATCGTGCAATCATTGCTGCGGCTCCAATTAAAGGTATTACCCAGCCGCCATTTATAAATTCTTTTAATAAGGATTTTTCGGGTTCCATTATAAATTTAATTACACATAAAATTTTAAATATATAAAAATAAACCTCACTAAAAATAGTGAGGTTTATTAAAAGAATAAAGCTTGTTTTTTAATTTTTATTTTTCAGTTTTAGCAGTGAAAATAGTTGTTACAACTTCTTCGCCATTTTTGATATCAATTTGATCCACCCTTCCGTTTACTCTATTGGCGCAGCTTTTTGCCCATTTAAAAGCGTCAGGGAAAAAACAACTATAAGATTGGTGGTAATTACCTTTTGTATCGTAAACACGATATACCGATTCAGTTTTGACTGTAGACATTTTTTTTAATTATTGTGAATATATGTTTGAATAAGAGTATGTAGTATAATATAGATAAGTAATGCTTTATTCATTGAAGTGAATTTAATGCAAATTCTAAGAAATGTCAAGATTTTTTGGAATAAATTTTAAAGAAATTCTACCAACAGAGGTTGAATCGTCACTAATCAATCCTTCTAAAATTAGATAATCACATAAAATATAAGTCTTTTTTAAATCTAAAAGATATTTTTTATTGTTTAAAATTAATTCATGAATTCCATTATTAAATTTTAATTCACAATTATTAAATGATTCGTTTTTTAATTCTTTAAAACTAGAATTAATTCCAATTATCTCAACAAAGCCTTTCATATTTCCAAGATATTTTTATTTCTTTTGGATCTTCATAACAAATTTCGCATTTTTTATCATATCTTTTGATCCAAGTGATATATTTATTTTTTTTAAATTCTCTTTCTATTACTGATATTGTATAATATTTTTGAAATTTTTCTTGTGCAAATTTTAAAATTTTATGAAATCCATCTATTGCTTCTTTTGATGTAAAATCAATTGCATTGCCAAAAACAAATTCAACAATTAAATGATCTGGTTGTTCTGAAATAAAAACGGATGTTAATATTTTATTATTTTTATAAACAATAAAAATTTTACATGTTTCATATAAGACATCAAGATATTCATTAATTTTTGTTATTCTTAAAGTTTTAGAGCTTAAACAACAAAAATCAAAAGGTTTTGACCTTAGGCAGAAATTAATAAAATGATTATCTAAATTTTCATTTCTCTCTAATATTTGTTTAATTTTCATGCATTTAGATTATTATATCAATAATAGTGTAAATTTAAATATGGGTCAAGGACAAGATAAAATTGCAAGAAGTTTGTTGGATTTTCAGCCAACAGCTATATTGGAATTCTTTAGAATATATCCAGACACAATCAATAAACCTACAACATACATACCAATTCATAATGGTTCGGTTTTTGAAAATAATCTATATTGGCAAAACATTCAATATATACCTGTACCATTTGAATCAGAAGGTTTTGAAATAAATGGAAATGGTCAATTAGCAAGGCCAAAAATAAGGATAGCGAATAAAGATTATTTAATTACAAGTCTACTTCAGAACAATAAAGATTTTAAAAATGCTAAATTTGTTAGAAAAAGAACTTTTTTAAAATATATAGATGATTTAAATTTTGATGGTGGCAATCCATTTGGAAGTCAAGATTATACCGCCGAGATTAGTAATGAAGAATATCTTATTGGCCAAAAAACAACTGAAAATAAATATTATGTTGAATTTGAATTAACTTCCCCTTTAGATTTGGAGAATTTCGAAGTTAATCATAGAAAAATTTTAGCAAAGTATTGTTATTGGCAGTATAGGGGTCAAGGATGTAATTATAAAGGATTGCCGATTGAAAGAGAGGATGGAACGCCTTTTGTAAATTCTGCTGGAACTAACATTGTACCAGAGAATGTACCATTAAATGGTCTTGACTCAAATCCAAATTACGCTTGGAGTCCAACAAAAACATATAATCAAGGCAATATAGCTTATTTAGAAAATCCAAAAGTTATATTAAGCGCTGAATTGGAGACAAATTTAAGACCAACTACAATGAAAAATTGGTATGTTTGTGTTAAAAACTCTACTAAGGGGGAACATCCAGAAAGTAATCCAACTTACTGGCAAAAAGATGGATGCACTAAAAAAATATCTGCATGTAAGTTAAGATTTAATAATGCTCAAGCTGTAAAATATACAACATTTCAATCATCTAAAACCGAAGATTTTATTAGATTTAGTGGTGATGCGGCTAATAGTAAAATCGGTATGTTATATAGTAATGACGATAATTTATTGGAGACTTTTGATTCAAATTTTACATTAGCTGGATGGGTTAAAGATTTTAATTCTATTAATGGAGCTGGCATTGTTGGAACTACATTATCACCAACACAAGAAGATAAAAACACTAATAATTATCCAGGTGGTAATTTAGCTTCTACTGCAAATAGATTTTTAGATAATATCGAATCTTTTAATTTAAATACTTGGGATAAAGATGCTACAAAAGATGATTTAAATCTTCATTATAAAATAGATGATCAAACAGCAACCAATTCAAAGTTAATACCTAATTATTCAATAAAAAATGAACTTGCTGGAACTGTGGACTTTAATTCTGATGTGCATGTTTTAATTACTGCTAAAAGAAATTTATCATCACCTCATAATTATCTGCGTAATTCTGAAAATTTTACTGCAAACACTTGGACAAAAAATAATTGTACAGTAACTGATGACATTACTGGCGAATTGATGCAACCAACAAATGGTTTAAAATCTTCATCAATTGAAAATAAAGATGATTTCAATATAGATTCATACATTAGAGCAGATTTTTCATTAAGCAGTTCTTGGCAAGCTAATGCTGTTGCTACTAATTTTTCAATACATGTTAAAAAACCTGATTCAAATTCTTATAGATTTTTTTATATTAAAAGTAGAGAGTATTTGCCTGGAACCCCAGAAAAATATTTAGATAGATTTTCTATTTATGATTTGAATGCGACTGGTATATTTAATCATACTCAAACAGATTATTATTTCCCAGAAATAAAAAAAATAGAAAATGACTGGTTCAGAGTAAAACATACTGTCAATAATAGTAATCAAGCTGGTAGATGTTTAGTTAAAGTAGATTTTGGACCGTTGCCTGGTGTCACTTCTCCAATTTATACAACTGGTAAAATTTCATCTGATCCATATAATATAAATCAATCTATTGTTTTTGATATTTCGGGAGATTACGGAGATGGTTCTAGTGGTATTTATATTTCTGGCGCTCAGTTAGAAAATGGAATTTATACAAAAAAATATAATAAAACCACATCAATTGGATATAAACATCCAAATTTTGATTTAAATGGCACTGATTCTTTTCAGATAGAGATTAATAATACAGTTCAACATTCATTTACATCATCTAATAAGAATCAATTATTAAGTTTTCGACCAGAAGCTTTAATTTTAGGTAATTCTTTTCATATGCCAAATAAAACATTGAGATCTTTAAATGGAAGAATAGCATCTTGGGCTTTATGGGGTCGTCAATTAATAACTTCAGAAAAACAAGCATTAATAAAAACAATTGGAGCTGTAAAATATCCTAGTCAATATGAAGAATGTTTACAAAGTACGCCTAATATTATTAATAACTCATTAATAGCTTGGTGGGATATGCAAATTGATGCTGAAAATTCATCACAAATTATAGATACGCATCAAGATTTGTACCCCCTGCAAATATCAGGTATTTTTGGAACAGAAACAATTACATATACACAAAATGAAACTGTTTCAAGGACAAAAACAGTTAATAATTCAAGTTTACATTTTGGTGGATTTCCTGGAACAGATGGATTTAGTTATGGATAATATTTATAAATATAGAAAAATAATAGACGCTTTAAATAAAATTAAACATTGGGCGGATTTTCATCCATCCATGGAGATTTGCGGATTTTTAGGTTTTAATATTGATGAAAAAAAATATGTAGTTCAACTTGAGCAAAATTGCTCGGCAGATCCTCAAAACTTTTTTGCAATTGACGCATTAAGATATTTATTTTTTAAACAAAAAAATTCTATTGTTGCAATATTCCATAGTCATATTACTGGAGATGAAAGTGCATCAGAATTTGATATTAAAATGTCTGAAAATTGTTGTGTACCATTTTTGATATATAGCTTAAATACAAAAAAAATTCAAATTTATCAACCTAAAAACTCTGAATATGATGTAAAGATATTAGAAAGGGTTAAGGAAAGATTATGACAAATATTACTTTACATGGTATTTTGGGAAAAGAGTTTGGTGAAAATTTAAAGTTAAATTTAAATAGAACTAAATACATTCTAAAGGCTATCGACGTTAATAAGAAAAATTTTATTAATAGAATAAATGAATTATCTAGAGAGGGTTTAAATTATACAATAATTATTGATAACCAAAAAATTCAAGATATATCTGAATTAGATATTAAAAATACACCACAAGAAATACATTTGGTCCCTATGATTGTTGGTTCTGGTGCAGCTATTGGTGCAGCTGTTTTAACAGGTATTAGTGCTGGATTAGCTGGAATTGGTATTGGTACTGCAACAGTATTTACATCGTCCATGTTGGCATCACAAATTGTTGGTGGTTTAATTTTAAGTGCTGTATCACTTGGTTTACAGTATTTATTAGCTGATAATGAAAGCACAAGCTCTCAAGCATCAGCATCCACAAAAGCGTTAGAGGAATCTTTTATGTTTTCTAATAAAGTAAATTTAGCTAATCAAGGTTCGCCAGTACCATTCGGTTATGGACGCTTAAAAGTTGGCGCTCAAGTTATTCAGTTTTCAATTAAATCCTATCAACAATCTAGGGATACAAGAGATGCTTATACACAAGATCAATTTAATATTGGTGGTTTAGATTCTAATTCTTCACAGATTTTGTCGAGAAAATTAATAAATACATGAAGCATATATTAAAAAAAATTAATATTGCTGGTGCTGGCAAGAAATCAAAACCAGAAGTTAAACCTGCTTCATTAAATCCTCCTATATATGGCGAAATTAATTTAGCTGCATCATACAGTTATGCAGAAACATTAGATCTAATAAGCGATGGGCCAATTGAAGGCTTGGTAAATAAAGATGGTTTAGTTTTAACGAATAATACTATCTTACAAGGTATTTATCTTGATGGAACTGTAGTCCAAGAACCTAATAATGCTGAAGCTGAAGCGGCCTCATCTGTTAGTTTAGATTTTAATGTGGGTGGTATTGATCCTATTCCTCAAGAACCGCTATTTACTGAATATGTTTTAGATAAAACAAAAACAGCCGAAGTAATAAAAAATGTTTTTTTAAATATAAAAAATGCTCCAGATCTTGCATTGCAACAAACAGCGCCATCAGAACTGGCTGCTGCGAGACAGGTTTGGGCTTTATATGGTTATACTACGGGGGCTGGATTTGATAATAATATGTATAAAACTACCAATAGAATACATATGAATGGAGATTGGGGTATAACTAGAGCAACCAACTCGCAAGGAAAGGACGTTATCAATGGCGGAGCTGTTTATAAATTAGAGCAATTAAATATACAAAATACCACTACAGTACCTATAGTTAATCCATATTTTCCAAATACAATTATCAAAAAAACTAATGATAATACTTTAAGTTTTAATGATTTTGGACTTAGAATAAGTTACGGAACTCCAGTTGCTAGAATGGGTAGTGGTCCTCTTGCAAATAAACGCGCGCGAGCTGGCATGGGTTTTTTCGATATTAGTAGATGGAATCTACATTCATCCACATTGACTACATATATTACAGAAATAAAAAATTTATATAATTCTGGCAATGTATATCAAAAAGATTATATAAATAAATTATTTAAAAGAAGAATTGGAGATAATTGGTTGTCTTTAACCGTAAATGATTTAACTAATACTTTTATAAATAAATATGTATTAACAAATACTAATGATGATATGATGTTGGTGATAATGAAGCCTCCTGCTGATCAACTAGGTATAAATATAAATTTAAAACAAACTTCAAGTAATAATCAAGTAAGAGATTTAGAATTTAGATTAAAAGATAGTCAAGTCGTTAATTTAGAATCTGACAATGGAGAAATAACTTATTGTGATTTTTTGGTCCCAGTCATTAATGCAAACGGATATTTTACTGGTCAAGTTAAAGGGTGTTACGCTTTAATGATAAAATTGAAATATCATTTTCACGCAGATTCTTCTGGAAACACATGGCCTGAATTTGCTGGAGTTTGGCCAGCCACCCCAGTTATAACACATTATAATTATGCAGTAGTAAGTTATTCTTTAAAAAGAACAACTATAGATATTTTAACTAGAGCCGATTCTTTAATTCTATCTAGATTAGATACTGATTCAGTTAATGATCCAATTATAGAAATAGATCCAACACAAATTGCATTAGCAAATCAAAAACTAAATACTTTTGCAAATAATTATTATTCAAAATATAATTACTCTGATTTCTTTGCTGAAGCTAGATATGGTAAAGAATATCAATTACCATTTCAATATTTTAATAAAATTTATATTGATAAATATTATGAAAGTGCCTTATTGGGGCCGTTTAGAATTAATAATAATCAAATACAAAAAATATACGCCGATGAGAATGTAATAAAACAAAAATTCAATTATAGTCGTAATACAAATCCTTTTGAAACTTTAGATGGTTTAGCGGTGAATGAAGGAAGTAATGATAACAGGGGAAATTATGATTATGGCAATTGGAATAATAAAAATGAAAATTATAATGAAATAGCTAATCCAATTGTTCATATAATTGAGAATCCAAATGTAGATAGCGTGTTCATATCTTTAAAAATTGATCAATTATATGATACAGCGATGACTCCAATACAATTGAGAATGCCAGCTTCTGCTAATATTTTAAGAAATACTCTTCAGTCGCAGATTGCATCTTTAACACCAGTATATAAAGATATTGGTTCAAATTATCCAGCAATAGTAAATATTGAAATTGAAACAGGTTTAATAAATATAGATGGAGATAAAACAAATATAGAAACATATCAATATCAAATTGTATCTTTAATATTATCTCAAACTATTGTTGATATAGGTAATCCTGAATTAAGAAATTATAGAGCTAATGATTATTCATTTATCACACCTATGAATGGTCATTTAATGTCGGACCCATTTGAATTACCAAAAATAAACGACATAAAAAATGAAGATAAATATAAAAGATATATTAAAGTTAAAAAATTATCTACAGAAACTAATTCAACATTAGTAAAAAAAACATTATCACTATATAAAGTTACTGAAATTATTGATACAAATTTAACTTATCCATTTTCAGCGATAGTTGCCACAAAAATAGATTCTAGAACTTTTTCATCAGTTCCGAATAGAATTTATGACTGTAAACTTAAAAAAGTTAAAGTACCTAAAAATTATGAAGCTAGGTATGCTAATGGTAAAGATAAAAGATATTTTAATACTGTATCTGATTTTAATAGTACATCAGCAGCAAATAAAAGGATTTATGTAGGTGATTGGGATGGAACATTCAAAGATAATGTAGAATGGACTGATAATCCAGCATGGATTTTATATGATATATTAACTAGCACTCGTTACGGACTTGGCCAATATTTAGATATTTCTCAAATTGATATTTGGGAATTATATCAAATTGGAAGATTTTGCGATGCAGTTGACGATAATGGATATTTTATTGGCGTTCCTGATGGAGCTGGCGGATTGGAACCAAGATTTTCTTGTAACATTTTATTTCAAGAAGGCATAAAAATTTTTGATGCAATTAATACTATTGCTGCTCTTTTTAGAGGTATGGTTTATCATTACAACTCTGAAATAAATTTTGTAGATGATAGACCAAAACTTATAAAAAGTTTATTTACAAATGCTAATGTAAAAGATGGATTATTTAGTTACAGCAATTATACTAATAACGAACGATATAATTCTATAGAAGTTATTTTTATTGATAGGTTTAATAATTTTGAAACTAAAATAGAATATGTGGAAGATGCGGAAGATATTCTAAAAAGAGGCACTCATAAGAAAACAATAAATGCTCTTGGTGTTTCGTCGAGAGCAATGGCCAGAAGAATCGGTCAACATTTGATTTATCAAACAATTAAAGAGAATGAAAGCGTTTCATTTTCTACTGGAACTGAAGCTCTTTTATGTAGACCAGGAGATTTAATTATTGTAGAAGATGAACTCAGAAGTTTAAAATCTAATTTTGGAAAAATTTTGGATGTTGACGCTTTAAATGGAACTATTAGATTAAATGAAAGCTTTTCTTCTGAAGATTTTAATAATAAACTTACAGTTTATACGCCGACTGGTTTATTAACAATGTCTCAAATAAATGAAGAAAATGCTTTAAATCAAGTAAACCAAAATGAAAACTTATTTAAATCGTCTAAAACTAATCCACCACAAATTACTACCTTTGGAATAACAGGTATAGAAATAAAAGATTATGGTTGTGAAGCTTATGTTTCAGAAAATGATATGAATTATTCACTTCTTAAATTTATACCTCTTGGTTCAACATATCGTTTTCAAAGAAAAAATTCTGATGATCAGTTATATAAAATATTGAAAATTACAGAAGAAAATCCAAATGAATATCTAATTTCTGCAAATAAATATGATACTGGTAAATGGTCGTTAATAGAAAACGGAACCAGCGTTGAATCATCTAATGATACATATAGTTATCAAGTTACTCAAAATATTAATGGAAGAGTTTTAGAAACATTATCTACCCCAGAGATTAAATATCTTTCAACAGGCTTTAATAATAATGGCGAATTAATTATTAGTGGTAGATGGACAAGTAATAATAAAGCCACAGGTTATAATGTGAAATTGGTCTATCCAAATGGTAATTATATACAAGAAAACATATCATCTACTGGATATTCTAATGTCATAAACTCTGTTGGCAATTACGCATTACGTGTAAATGCTAAGGGTAATTCTTCAAGTATTGCATCTAATCCATATGTCTATTACGATTCCCAATACGATTCATCTGGAATATTCGTAATGTTTGATGGGGCTATATCTACAAATTATGATAGATCATTTGTGAAAAGTATAAAAATTCTTTAATATGAAACATTTGCTTAAAAAAATTAATATTGCTGGTGCTGGTAAAAAATCAAAACCAGAAGTTAAACCAGCAGTTTTAACGCCACCAGATATTGGAGAATGGCAAGTATCTGCATCATATAGTTATGCAGAAACATTGGACCTAATAAGTGATGGGCCGATAGCTGGATTAGTAAATAAAAATGGTTTATTATTAAATAAAGATGCTATTTTACAAGGAATATATTTAGATAATACGCCTATAGCAGTAAGCAATGATGATGCAGCAGAATCAAGTTCTCAAGATTCTATAGGAGCTAATTTACAAAATTTAGCTACAATTAGGGCAGATGAAACCACAACTAAACTTAAAAATTTATTTACAGATTTATCAAATAATACAACACCTGGTGTCGTACATCCACTTTCCGCATTAGATTCTTCATACAAAAAAATAGCAGGATGGGACCAAGGGAAATTATACGAAGAAGAGCGGTGGTATAGTTGGCCTTTAGGTGGCGGCACTCGTTATCCTGGTCCAATTTATCGAGAGATTGCAGTCTCCGATAAAACAAATATAAATTCAACAAAATATCATGATCATTTAAAAAGAACATCTGATTCTCGTTTGTTTTATAATTTAAATACTTTATCAAATTGGTATTTTTATGACGCGCCCTTAGGGCGTGGATTATGGAAGACGATTATTGAAGATAATTATACTGAATATTTTAACGAATATATTAAACCTTCCTTTACAGAAATAAGAAATTTATATAATTCTGGTAATGTATATCAAAAAGATTTAATAGATAAAATTTTCAAAAGAAATATTGGAGTTGATTGGATAAATTATACAGATTTGCCAAATCATTGGTTTATTAATAAATGTGGTTTGACTAAATTAAATGATAGCATGTTAGTGTTTTTAAAGGCTCCAAGTGCTACTACTGCTATAAATGTAGATTTAAAATCAACAGCAGTTAATTCAACTAAATTTGTTGAGTTTGTATTTGAAGATTCTTCAAATAAAAGAATAAAAACTAATAATGGAGAAATTACATATTATGATTTTTTTGTACCTATAGTTAATGCTAGTGGAATTTTTACTGGACAAATACAAGGGTTTTATTTAATTTTAATAAAAGGATCTGAAGGTAGACCGCATCAACCTGGGTCATTTACAAGTGACATCGAACCATTTAATAGTAATTTTTCTATTAAAACGAGTTCTATCAATACTTTAAAAGATATATCAACATTAAAATTAAAATATTTAGATGCAAGTGTCACTGCAGCAGCAGATTACGAACAAAAGTATAATTATTCTAATGTTTTGGCTGAAGTGAGGTATGGCAAGGAGTATCAGGAACCTTTTAGATTTTTTAATAAGGTATTAATAGATAAAGTTTATCAATCTTCGTTGATTGGTCCATTTAAATTATTCAATCAGATTCAAAAAGTACCCGATAATAACAACTTATTAAAATATCAAAATAATTTTGGTATACCAACAGCTGAAGGTAGTTTGGATAATAGAGATGGAAAAAGTTTTACGGATTGGAGTACTTTAGATAATAATTATAATGAAATAGCTAATCCAATTACTCATATAATCGAAAACCCAAATGTAACTAGTGTTTATGTCTCTTTTCAAGTTGATAACTTATTTGATACTCTACAAAAACAAAAATTAAATTTTTATGGTACAGATAAACATTTAAATGCTGGGTCAAAATATCCAGCAATATTAAACGTACAAATAGAAACAGGTTTAACTGATGAGAGCGGACAAAATAAATCTCAAATATCAACATATAGATTCCAAATAGTAGCCTTAGTTGAAAGTCCATCGATAATTGATATTGGAAATCCTGAATTAACTCCTTATGTAAGTAATGATTATAAATTTATTCAAGCTTATGATGGTAAGCAGATAAATCAACCATTTATTTTGCCATCCATAGAATCTTCTTCAAATAGCGCTTATGATTTAAGTATAAAAAGAAGATATGTAAAAGTAACAAAATTATCTACAGAAACAAATTCAACGCTAGTACAAAAAAATGTTAAATTAAATAAAATAACTGAAATCATCGATGTAAATTTAACTTATCCATTTTCAGCAATAATTGGTACAAAAATAGATTCTAGAAGTTTTTCCGCTATTCCTAATAGAATTTATGATTGTAAATTAAAGAAGGTCAAAGTGCCAAGTAATTATCATCCAATATATGTAAACGGCAAAGATAAAAGATATTTTAATACAAAATCTGAATATGATACAACGGATTTAGAGTTTAAACAAATTTATATAGGCGATTGGGATGGGACATTTAAAGAAGATTTGGAGTGGACTGATAATCCAGCATGGATTTTATACGATATACTAACAAGTACTCGTTATGGTTTAGGTCAATATTTAGATGTTTCTCAAATTGATATTTGGGAGCTTTATAAAGTTGCAAGATTTTGCGATACAGTTGATGATAATGGATATTTTATTGGCGTTCCTGATGGAGCTGGCGGATTGGAACCAAGATTTTCTTGTAACATTTTATTCCAAGAAGAATCAAAAATTTTTGACACAATCAACACTATTGCCGCTCTTTTTAGAGGTATAGTATATTACTATAACTCTGAGATAAATTTTGTTGATGATAGACCAAGGCTTGCGAGTTCTTTATTTACGAATGCTAACGTTAAAGATGGTTTATTTAGTTATAGTAATTATAGAAGAGATGAACAATATAATTCTATAGAAGTCGTTTATATAGATAGATTTAATGATTTTGAAACCAGAATAGAATATGTAGAAGATGAAGAAGATATTGCAATACGAGGTATTTTCAAAAGAACTATTAATGCTGCTGGCGTTTCCTCAAGAGCGATGGCGAGAAGAATTGGTCAGCATTTGATTTACCAAACGATCAAAGAAAATGAAAGTGTTTCATTTTCTACTGGAACAGAAGCTCTTTTATGTAGGCCAGGTGACTTGATTATTGTAGAAGATGAACTCAGGAGTTTAAAATCTAATTTTGGAAAGATTTTAGATGTCGATACTTCAAGGGGGAGTATAAGATTAAATGAAAGTTTTTCTTCAGAAGACTTTGATAATAAACTTACAGTTTATACACCAACTGGAGATTTGTCCATTAATGATTTGAATTTTGTATCAACAAATAGGGCTGTTACTCAATCTGATTTAAATCAAATACATCCCCCACAAATTACTACTTTTGGAGTAACAGGCATAGAAATAAAAGATTATGGTTGTGAGGCTTATATTTCAAAAAATGATATAAATTATTCACTTCTCAATTTTGTATCTCCTGGTTCGACATATCGTTTTCAAAGAAAAAATGCTGATGATCAATTGTATAAAGTATTGAAAATTATAGAAGATTATCCAAATGAATATACTATTATAGCTAATAAATACAGTACTGGTAAGTGGTCATTAATAGAAAATAATATTAGTATTGAAGTGCCATCAAATACATATAGTTATTTAGTTACTCAAACAATCAATAATAAAACTTTAGAAACATTATCTCCTCCACAAATTAAATATTTTTCAACTGGATTTGATGTTGATGGACAATTGATTGTTAGCGGAAGATGGACAAAAGATATTAAAGCCACAGGTTATAATGTCAAATTGGTCTATCCAAATGGCAATTATTCCGAGATCAATACTTCATCTACTGGATTTTTTGATTATGTTGGGGCTGTGGGCAATTATTCATTACGCGTAAATGCTAAAGGTAATTCTTCAAATGCTGGATCTAATCAATATGTTTATTATGATTCTCAATACGATTCATCTGGAATATTTATAATGTTCGATGGATCTACGTCTGTTAATTATGATAGATCATTTGTGAAAAGTATAAAAATTCTTTAATTTAACTGTATAATATATATATGTCTTTACCTAATATAAAAATTACCTATGAATGGCCAGACGATAAAAATGATTTAGACACTAAAACAACATTTTATTTCAATCAAGATATAATTATCACTGATGAAAATGCTAATGCTTATTTAGATGATGGCAATTATATTTATCAGAGAACTGGAAGTTATAATGGTAGAGCTTTTTATAATAATACTGGTTTGGGTAGTATATATTGGAGTAGTGGAGAATCATTATGGGTTGTTGAAAGAGATCTATATAGTGGGATATCTTCTGAAGATGTTGCATATCCATGGTTTGTAAGTAGTACTGGTTGGAGTGGAGATCTATATATTTATAATCTAAATAGGCAACCCGATCCCAAAAGACAAGAATCTGTAGGTTATAATGTCCCTGGGACATATGGAAATTATAGTGGGGATTATTTATGGCAAATAACTGCAGACAATACATCAAAAGGGCCAGAAATTATTCTTGTTGATATAGATAAAGCTTATAGATCTGGAGTTATATCAGATAAAATATTTATAGATTGCCATGCTGACTGGTTTCCTGGTGGCGGTGGATCTGGTCCAGCATCTTTGGTGATTGATTTTAATAATAAATCTGATTACTATGTCATTAATCCTCAGCCAGCGAGTCAAGGCATAAGCCCCGCAAGTTCTTTAGTCAAAAGAGTAGAGATACCTATATCTCCATTATTATATGAACTAGGTTTATCAGGATCAATTGATTATGACAAATATACTTTAAAACCAATTAATAATTTTGATGCAATACTTGATGTAAATACTGGTGATTTGTCAATTATAAATACTGGCGTAGCGGTTCATACAAAAAAAGATGTTACATTTTCATTGACTCTTTTAGATAGAGATTTGAATCAATTAAACACAACAGAGGATATCATAGAAAACCCTTATGTACAAGGGATTGATGTGGATATTTTAGATGAAAAAGGAAATATTATTTACCAAAATTATATTTCAAATTCATTTCAACAACAATTTACTTTAACAGAAGAAGAAAATATAAATATATTTGGAGAATACAAGCATAATTTTGGTGTTGATATAAAAATAAATAATGAAAACAGCAACATACATAATAATAAAATATTTGTATACGGAAATGAATCTCATATAGATCAAATCTATGTTAGAGATGGCTCTGGCTACTGGTATAATGAAGACCCAATTGGATATCAAAAATATTATCCTTATCATGAAACTGAACAAAATGAATATTTGCAATTTGTTAGTGATAATTTATTATATTTTCCTAATTACGACTTAACTTTAAGTGGTTCTAATTTAACTATTCAAGGTAATCTAACTTTTGGCAGAACAACTCAAGAGTCTTTATTAATTGATTGGGGCGATTCAAATATTGATCTTATTTTTCAACAAAACGATGGTTTTGTTGATGGATATTCTGGTTCTGGGGTTGTGCAGTATAAAACAGATATAAATAACGAATATTTATATAATCTAATGAGTCCAACAGGTATTGATGGAAATTATTATATATTTTCTTCGTCTCATCAATATAGTGGTATAAATGATCATACAAAAAATATTAAATTATACTATAGTGGAATAAGCAGTACTGGTCTAGAATTAATAAAATATCATGAATTTCTTTTGCCGCACAGATTGAGACAGAATGGCATAAAACAGATTGGAGATATAAATACTGGTTATCTTGATTTTGATTTAATTTTTAGAAATGATCCATCATATACATTTTTTAATAGAATTGATATATATGCATCTGATTTGAGTGGAGTGGTTGAAAAAGAAGATAATTTTATTAAAAGCGTACCAATAATATCAAATACAAAAAATTATAATTTTAGATTAGAAAAAATAAAATTACAACCTTATACTGATTATTGGTTTAAACTTGTTCCTTTTAGCGATTTAGGTAAAGGTCATGGCTGGGAGATTGGTCCATATAACATATACCAAACTCCACCAGAAATATCTAAAATATCTACACAATTATTAGAATTAACACTTGGCGATGCTACAACATTAGTTAATTTGGTAACTGGATTAATTGAATCTTCTGGAAATAAAATTATCGATATAATGCCAAAAAATTTATATCATTCTTATGAATATACTACTCAATTTAAAGATGCTTCTGGACAATTTTGTTCATCTAAATTAATGGTAGTAGATAATACAGTAGGTTTGGATTTAAGTAGAACTGGTATATCTTTTTCAGAATATGCTATTAGTGATAATTCATTTATAGATTATTCAATATCTGGTGATGTAGATAATATTTATTTATTAGCTAACACCGATTATCCACCATCATCTTATAAACTTTATAAAACTTCTATTTGATATGCATTAAAATCTGGATTGGAATCTTTTTTGAAATCATTTTTATAAATTGATATAAAAATTTTTTGAGAAGATCCGTCTTTTAATTTTATTTCTATATTTCCAGAAAGATATTGTTTATCTGTTTTTGTTTTTTTAATCCAAAAAGATCCTATTTTTTTAGAATTCCAATCATTACTCTTCTTGTCCATTTAAAAGTCTTTTAGCGTTTTCTAGAAAAATAGGTTTAGCTTTTTCTGATAATTTATTATATTGTTTTTTTAAACGCCTATAAACTCGACGAGATATTTCATCATCATTGGGAAATATTGATCTTATTTTTTTTGCTGTTTTATTGTTCATAATTTTGCAATAAATGTTTCTGTATCTTTTACAAAACCCATTTTTTTATAAAAATTTTTAACTTGATCGGAATTTGGGTGTTTACATACCGAGTTCATCATAATATATTTAAATTTTTTATCTCTTGCGAAATTTAAAGCTTCTTTAAATAATTTATAACCTACTTTTGGATTTTTTGAAAGCCAAATATATTCTGTAAATATTGATTCTCCAAATTTAACATTCTTATCATTTAGGAAAGCAATTATTGCGTCATAATTATTTCCATTAAAATTAGCCCAAACAAAAAAATCCCAAGCCAATAAATGCTTATGATTTAAGCAATTTAAAATTGTTTCTTTATTGTGTTTTAAAAAGAAATGACCATGATTCTCGTTTTCAAATTCATGTAAATCAAATATATCATTTACAGCTTGTTTAAAATCTTCAGTATTTAAAATTCTTTTAATCATTTTGAACTAATTAATGTTAAAATAATTCTAGCTTCTTTTGCGGGAATATCAGAAAAGCTCTTCCAAGTTTTCACTTCTTCATTTCTATATTTATCAGAAGTCCACAAATCTCTTAGAATATTTTTAAAATCTTCAAATTCAACTACACCATGTTTATCTCTCATTGTTTTTTCTAAGATTCCAACTGGAGTAATCGGAATAATTGAAGAATCGTAAGACATGTCTTCGGAACTAACTGCTATTGAATTTTTTGATTTATCAATTTCATCTGCTCCTACAATATGAATATTCAGAAAATTACGAACACAACGAACAAAAGCCCTATTACAAGCAATTGTTTCTAAAAATTTAATGCAAAAATCATCGGTGTTTTTAATAGTTGCATTAGCAACATCCTCGAAAAGAATAGATCTATCATTTGTTTCATAATTTCCAATCCAAGTGATTTGACATTTTGCTACAATATAATCTTCTTTAATGTGAGAGACTTCGTATGCTACATCAGTAAATCCGCGCAATTTGGCTAATTCTTTAATACCTCCAAGCATGATTAAAAGTTGATTATCTGCTAGACCTTCAATAGAATTAGGAAATTCTTTTTTTCTTAAATCAAACCACCCTTTATTGGGGTAGAGGAATTCATTTTTAATCATTTTCCTCCAATTAATTGAACCATCATCATTAAAATGATATTCTACGCTATTCAATAATCCGTATTGATTTCTAGAGTATTTTTCAAATGGACTTTTAATTACATCTTCTTCTGTAGAATTTTGAACTTGAGATTCTTCAGTTGCTTGTTTTTGTTTAATTTTACTCATAAATATAAAAATGTTCTAATTCATTCCAGTATTCAAGAGTATCTAATATATTCATATTTTTGTCAATGATTTTTTCATTAATTAACCAATGAGCCTTGCTTGCATAAGAATTATGCCCCTCTATTAAAAGCTTATTGGAGAAAAATTTTAAATTTGGTTTGATAAAATCAGGCTTATTTTTATTAATTTTATATAAATTAACTTGTTGATCAAAATATTTATTTCTTATAAGAGACAAATCTTCTTCATTTTTTACCAAAATTTCAAAATTAATTTTAAATTCTTTTAAGATTTCCATATATCTATCTGGTATATCTTCTGTATTTCTATCAATTAAAAATGATAATTTTTCTATATTATTTTTAATTAATGATAAAGCGGAATATTGAATTAATTTGTCACAAATAATAGCTACTTTATAATTTTTACAATATTGCAAAAATATATTTTCATCAAAACCGTAATCAGCTCTTATAAAAATTGTTTGATTTTTATTTAATGAATTATTAAAATTTTTAAGCGGCACAACTTCGATAATTTTATTATTAAATAATTTACCTATATGAATAGTTTTAAAATTTATTTTTTTATTTTGTTTTAATAGGGTTAGAACAGATTGAGCTATTTCTTCTGGTTTTATATTATTAATTTCTTCATTTGGGTCATTTAAACTTAAACATGGTTTGACTTTCCATTCTGGACATATATCTATTTTTTCATGTTTTTTCGACCAATAACCATTGGATACAGATGGGTATACATTCCCAAATATATTTATTATTGGTACGTTTTGAGAACTTGCGTAATGAGAATAAATATTATCAGATCCTATATGTAATATGGATTTGGATATTATATAAGCATATTGTCTAAAGGTTAAATTTGAAAGACCTTTATCTATATTATCAATATATTCTGATTTACAATCTATTTGAAATACTTTAATATTTTGTTCTATTAAAAATGGTTTTAATAAACTTAAAACTATATGATAGTATTTATATTTTTTTGATTGTATATCATCTTCTAAATGAATTGTAATATATTTATTTTCACAGATTGGAAAATAATGTTTTGATACAATTGGCTTTGATATATAAACACCAAGGCTTTTAGCATATTCTTCTAATAGGTGAGACATAATTAATTATATAATGAAAATTGATTTTTATTCTTTCCGTTATGTATGTATGATACGTTTTTTTGAGTAGTAATACATGGATAGAAAGCCATCTCAAAAAATCCTTTGTTTTCTCCAATTCCCTCTAATATAGTAAAGTTGTCTAGGCTTTCTGAATATGGTAAACATTTATATACGTATGGATTATCCTCTATATATTCAAAATATTTAGGAGATGTAAATATATATATATTGTATTCTGGGTATTGTTTTTTTAAATTTTTAATTAAAGAATTGATCAAAAACACATCTGTCTCTGACTGAGGGATTAAAACAGCAATTCTTTTATTTTCATCTTCACTAGAAAACATTGAAGCAAAATCTATTTTTTCATTATTATTTTGTTGTTTTGCTAAATTAATAAAATGTTCAGTCATTTTATTATGATCAATTTCATTATTTATTAATTTATTTTTCCACTGTTTAAAAGATGAAGAGTTTTTATCTATGTCTTCATTTAAAATATATTTATGTATATCGATAACAAATTCATCTATAGACATTTCCTTCTTGTAAGGCGTGTATTCTTCTTTAAGCTTATGAATTTTTTGAGAAAAATCAAAATTATGTTCGGGCATATTATCAATAATTTCTTCTAATTTTTTACCAATTGCTTCTACAGAAAAATTATCAATTACCCACTGCCTAGCAATCAATCCAATTGCACTTCTTTTTTCAGAAGTCATTTTATGAACTTTCTCTAAGTTTTCAGCGATTGATGACGCATCTGTAGATGCCTTTATGAATTGAGTGCCAGGTTCTCTATATTCATGCCAATTTAATGGTATGCCACCGCTTTCTTCTGTACAGTTTTCTTCGCCACAAGAATAGTTTGTAACAAGAGTAATTAATTCTGTCAATTTAGCTTCTTGAATGGGTATTTCTTGACCTCCACTAGTAAACGGATGACAATATACATCCATTAAATTATAAATTTCATTAAGTTGTTTTTCTGAAACTCCATATGATACATTAGTTGTATTTGAAGATTTTTCTGATTTACAAAATCTACAGTTTTGATTTTCGCCTACATATTTTTTTATTTCATATTTTCCACATTGATTGCATACATATGTAGTAATGATATCATTACTGTCTATTCCTTTTTCTTCAAGAAGTCTTGTTATGTCCCAACCTTCTTGCCAATAAGTGTGTAAAAGTAATTTTGCTTTTATATCTGGATTCTTATCTTTAAATTTTTTAAATCCATCTAATAGATTTGGTACTGATTTTCTTAATTGATTTCTAAATACAAAACCAATGATAAATGAATCTTGATCAAGATTATTGTTTTCTCTTAATTTCAACCTTTCTTCATCACTTAATCTAAAGAAATTTTTTGTTTCAATTGAGCCGTGTAATGTTTTAATATTATCATAGCCGATTTTTTTAAATTCTTTTTCAGCAAAAGAAGACCATATATAATAATTTTTTATTTTAGGAGCGTATTCAATCGCTTGTGGTAGTATTGGTAAACTATCTAAAGTTGTCCAAATCATACAATTAATATTGTTCCACCATGATTTTTTATGAAAATCACTAAATGCCCATATATCTTCAATTCCTATATAGACATCAGGTTTGGTAATGTTTATAATTTCATCTATTAACAATCCACCATAACCAACCGATCTTAATTGATCTTGATTTAAACCATTAAGAACGGATTGATTAGGAAGAGTACCATAACATGTCCAGGGAGTAGATTCAGTTGTATTGTTTTTAAAACTTAAACCATTAGCTGCTTCTACTATATTATATTTTTCTGTAGAATATAAATATCTAAGAATATTTTTTTTATTTTTACCAAAGCCAGTAAAAGCTTTACAAAAATTAGAATGAATTAATACTGTTTTTTTATTTTTCATTTGAAAGAATTCTAAAAGAATAAATTTGATTGAGGGCAAATTTAAAAAATTGCGCGAGCGAATAAGCTTCTGACATTTCTAAACCAATACCAAATTTATTTGCAGAATTTCTTGTTACTGAAAAAGAAAATGCTTTTTGACCATTCTTTTTAGTATATGGCTTAAAGGATATTGCTGTTTTATTTTCTTCATATGTATGAAAAGCGGAAAATTCAGAATATTGTTCTATCGCGTAAATGAATCCCCCAATTTCATTTTCATTAAATTTTAATGAAATAGATTTTTCTGGATTTTTGAAATTCTCTGAAAAAGAACCGTTTTTTGTTTTTTCATTCCATGAAAACTGCTGTATAGCCGTCATAAAAACAACGGGTTCTTTTGATTTATTGGATGTACCTAATTGAAATCCAAAAGCGCAGCCAGTATTACTTGAATTAGGTTTATAATATTGAATAATCATAATGATGATGGTTTTATAATGCAGAAATTCAAAAAAAAAATTAAGCTTTTTGACCTAAAATTGGCTCTGTTATAGTTTTCATGATAAAACTATGAAATTTATTAAAAGATTTGATCTTAAAAAATCTTTCATAAGCAAACGAAAATCTATTTGATATGTCAATAATTTTATCTGTTCTAAGTGAACTGTAAACATACACTTCTTTTAAATAATCTACTGTCATATGAATGACATTTTCACATAACGAGATATAATAAAATTTTTGATATAATTGGTTGGTTGATACCGAATACTCAATATTTAAATTTTTACAAAATTCTTTTAATATATATAAATCTAAGTTCTCTGGTAAGCCTAATTGGATCGTCAAATTAGATAAATCAGAAAAAATATGACAATTAAATGAATTTTCAAAATTAATAAATTTAAATAAATTTTTATTTGAAATGATCGTACTCATTTTTAAATTACCATGACAAATATTTTTATACTTATCGAATGATGGATCATATGTATTTATTATTTCATTTTTGATTTCAAAAAGAAAAGATTTTATTGTCTTAAAATCAGTGTAATTTTTAATTGCATTTATAGCGTCTTTTGTAAAATAATTTTCTATTTCTATTTTTTGAAATACTAAATCAAGCCTATCTTTATAATTAAAATTAATATTTTTTTCTTCTTGAAGAAGTTTATATGAATAACAAAATGAATCAAAATTATCTAATAAAAAAGATCTTCCTATTTGATTAAGTGATTCAGACTCTTCAAAAGAGGTGATTATGTATCTAAGATTATCTCCTATTTTAATTATTCCATCTTCTATATAACCTGGTCTAATTAATTCGTTAATATTTCTAATAATTTTAGATTCTTTATTTATAGAATCGCAATTTTCATCCAAAGATACTTTTACACAAAATGATAAGCCTTCATCTGATACAACTTTATATGTATCATAATCGTCATTTATGCTAATAAATTCAATTGATGATGGTTTTATTGGTTTCTTTAGATTAATTAATATTGTGTTTATTAATTCAATATCCTCTAAATTTGAAGAGGTTTTATTATTAATAACATAAGCTCTATTTTCAAATAAAGATGAAAGTTTCATTGTAAATAATAAAAAAGGAACCCTATATTTCAATAGGATTCCTTTTTAGATTTCAATAATTAAATATTAAAATGTAGAACCAACATTCCTTTCGGAAATTCTAACCCCAATTACGCTAGACTTTGCAAGTCTTCGTTCATAATTATTATTTCGATCATAAATCGAAACATATGATGGAGTTTCATTTACGAAACGAGCATTGATTGATTCGCCCTGCTTTGTATAAAGGCCAAAAAAACGACCCTTGCTTTGACGAATTGCGCCCATAATTTGGTTATGTGTTGTATTTTTCATATGAGCCTTATATTAATGTATCTTCATTTGATTGTCAATGATTTTTATAGAAATTTTTTCATTTTTGGGGTTATTAATGATAAATTTGGCTATTGGAACTTGTATCTCTGATCTTACGATATCTTTGATGTTTCTAGCGTGTAATTTATCTAATTTTAATTTATTTAAAATAAAATTATTGATTGATTTATTAAAATTTAATTTAATTTTTTTATTATTTAATGTATTTTTAATTTTATCTATTTCAAAATTAATAATTGATACTAATTCTGTTGATGTCAAATCGTTGAAAATAATTAGCTCATTGATTCTAGCCAATAATTCTGGTTTAATATATTTTTTCACAGAATCTTTATAAGATTCATCTTTTGGACTGTTGTCCTGTATGAATCCCATTGTCTTGCTTTCGCTTTCTTTATGACCAATATTGCTAGTCAAAATGACAATCGATCTAGTAAAATCAATTTTTCTATTAAGATTATCATTGACATATCCCTCGTCTAATAAATGTAGTAAAAGATTTAAAATTTGTGGATCACATTTTTCTATTTCATCAAATAAGATAACACAATTTGGATTGTTTCTAACAAACTCTGTCAATAAACCGCCTTCCTCATAACCAACATAACCAGCATTAGCCCCAATCAGTTTACTAATACCAGTCTTTTCTTGGTATTCACTCATATTTATTTGTATAAAGGCTTTCTTATTGCCGAAATAATATTCAGCAATTTTTTTAGCTGTATAAGTTTTGCCAACACTTGTCGGTCCAACAAAAAATAAATTACATAAAGGTTTGTTATTATCATTTAAACCTATCTTGGCGCAAGATAAAATATCTGTAATTTTTTCAATATTTTCATTTTGACCAAAAATATCTTTTTGCATTTTTTCTTTAAAATTTATAAACTCATTATTATCCAAAGAGATTGATGAAATTGGCAAATCTATTTTTGAAGAAATAACATCTAATACATCCAAAATTTTTACTTTAAATTTATTTTTAACAATAGATTTATTGAATAGTGTCATTTTGTCTATATATTCTTTTAAAAGCTTTTCATAAAGCTTTTCCTCTTGAGCGCTTTCAAATGGACTATCATCAGATATTTTATCTGTAATCAAATCTTGAATATCTTGTATTGGTTTGGGGAGTTCAAGTTTTTTAATTTTAACTTTAGCGCCAACTTGATCAAGGATATCAAATGCTTTATCTGGAAATTGACGATTTGGCAAGTATTTGTCGCATAAATCTATAATAGAATCAATTACTTCATTTGAATATTTAACAAAATGAAAATCCTCATAATATTTTAAAGAATTCAAAATAATATCTTTAGTTTGTTTTTTGCTTGGGGAATCAATAATTATTGGTTCAAATCTTCTTTTCATCGCGGCATCTTTTTCAAAGAATTTTTTATATTCTTTGGTTGTTGTTGCGCCAATACATTTGAAACTTCCTCTAGCAAGGGCTGGCTTTAACATATTGGCCGCATCTAAAGATCCTTCTGCACTACCAGCGCCAACAATTGTATGGATTTCATCAAAAAATAAAATAATATTTTTAAATTCAGAAACCGATTGAATCAATGATTTGAACTTTTCTTCAAACTCACCTCGATATCTAGTACCAGCCAGCATAGATCCTATATCCACAGAATAGATTTCTGTATTAATTAAGTTGGCTGGAACTTTATTTTTTACAAGTCTCTGAGCAAGACCCTCTATAATAGCTGTTTTCCCAACACCTGCTTCACCAACTAAAATAGCATTGCTTTTTGTTTTCTTTGATAGTGTTTCTATCAATTGATCAATTTCCTTATCTCTTCCAGAAACAGGACTTAACAAATTATTCATTGCCTGTTCATTTAATGAAGTGCAATATTTTTTTAGGGGTTCTATTTTTTTAACAAGGTTTTTAATTTCTGAAGAAGTATTTTCTGTATTTTCTCCATTTAGGGAAATATTTTGGTTATCACTTTCAATAATAAAAGATTCCATTGCTATCTTTATTTTTTCAGTATCGATGCCTGATTTATATAAAAACTCACAAAGATCTGTGGAGCATTCAAGTATTGAGTGAATTATATGTTCTGAAGCTATGTAATCATTATCATATACTTCTGAAAATAGTTTAGCAGCCAGCATTGTATCATTAATTTCTTGATGCCAATTTCCGCTATTTTTTGTTGATTTAAATAAATAGGGCTTTTCTTTTGTAAAATTTAAGAAAATTTCTAGATATTTTTCTGTAGAAAAGTCTATATTATTTTTTTTGAGGAAACTCCAAAATAGATCTGTAGCATTAGCGAGACAACCATAAAGTACATGAGAATTATTAATCAAAGTATGATTATTATCTAATGCGAATTGTTTTGCCAGTTTATAAGCTTTTTTTGCTCTTGGTGTTAAATTGAAATCGTTGATTCCCATCATAATTATTTACACTTATTTTAGTTCTGAAAGTTTCATATAAATCCTGTCTTCTAAGATATTGATTTTATCAATAAAAATAATATCATCTCCCTTTGAACCATTGATAACAACTATGTCATCTTTTGTTGGAAGTTTTTTACCAGAGTTTAAATATTCAGTCAATCTTTCTTTTTGGTTTCCATCCATAAATAGACCATTGACGCATCCAAGATCATCTTGTAATTGTAGACGAGCGTATTTATTTCCGTTTGAACTTGTTCTTTTCATGATATCAGTCAAAACTCCTACAAATTGTATATTTGAGCGGGTTTCAACGTTTTTAATTTCTTGGGAAGAAATTAATGATCTATTTTCATTGTTTTTAAATATGTCTCTTATATTATAAGAATAGCTATATCCCAATAACTCTTTTTCAAAAAACCAGTTAGCATATTTTATATGCTTTCTGTTCATTTCGTAAATACTTTTATATGGTTCGTATTTCTTTTTGAATGTATTGAATCTTTTATCAGAAAATAATAATTTATTATCATCTGCTATAATTTTATTCTTAAAAACATCATGTATACAATTCAGAACATCAAAATCATACTTTTGTCCAAGTTCAATAATATTTCTTTTTTCTCTGTCAGTCAAAATATTAAAAGATTGAGCTTCTAAAACCAAACGACATCTATCCTTTGTCGCAAAGGAATCTAAAAGACCAGCTTGTATTAATCCAGATAAACAACCAATATTTATCCCTGATTGTTTTGCCGAAATAAATACTTCATATTTATTTTTGAAGCAACCTTCCCTAAAGTCAAGCAAAGACTCAAGAACTTTATCTGAAACCCCTTTAATGCAATTTAATCCATATCGGATATTTTTATCTTCAATTTTGAAATCAATATCAGATTTATTTAAATCAGGAGGTAATAATTTAATGTCAAACAATGATAACTCTTGAGATATCTTATGAATTTCTTCATGTGCATTTGGTTCAAATCTAGCAAATTTTAATAAACTCAAAAAGAACTCCTGTGGATAATTAAATTTTAAATAAACTGTAATCGCCGCCAAATAAGCATAACTAATTGAGTGAGACTTGTTGAATGAGTAATTAGCAGAATCTTCTGCAACCTTCCATAGGACTTCACTAATTACTGGATCAAGATTATTAATTGAAATCTTTTCTTGGATTTTGTCTTTCCAAGCCACCATTTGATCCACCTTTTTCTTGCCAACAATTCTTCTTAATTGTTCTGATTCGTCTAAACTAAATCCAACTTTTACAGCCATTTTCATTAACTGCTCTTGGTAAAGAGGAATCCCACCAGTATAACTCAAAATATCATCAAAGAACGGATGCACGGATTGGAAATCTCCTGTTCTAACGTATTCAGCATATCTATCCTTGAAGTCCAATGCTCCAGGTCTAGCTATGGCAACTACAGCAGAAAGCTGTTCTAGGTTTTTGGGGGCTATTTGCTTACATACTTTAAAGTTAGTATCTGCTTCGATTTGAAATAATCCTTGTGGTGCTTCTAAACAGGCTAGTGCGGCATAGATTGATTCGTGTTGGCAGTCAATATCTGCTACATCAATTCCAATACGCTTACAAATGTCATTAACGACAGAGAGGGTTCTAAGGCCCAGGATATCGAATTTAACGCTCAAGCTCGCTACATCATTCATATCATAGCCAGAAACAAGCGCCCCGTCATTTGTGAGCTGTAGAGGCATAATGTCTTCAAGGCTATAATAACTAATACATATACCAGACGGATGAACTCCTGTGTTCTTATTAAGACCTTCTAATTTTTTAGCCACCCTAAATGCCCTTTTATATTTATCGGCATATTTTTTAAATAACTCGCTCTCTTCATATGCAACCTTTAATTTTGCAACCTTACCAAATTTTTTAGGAATGGAGTCACTAATTTCATTTACCTGTGTCTCAGAAAGCTCCGAAACTATTTTACCACACTCTTTGATGCAAAGTTTGCCACTTAGCGTATTTAAAGTTAAAATCTTTGAAGTTCGACCTTTGTATTTTTCATTGATATAATTAATCACTTCCATTCGCCTATCATAACTAATATCATTATCAATATCAGCCAATAAGCTCCCATCTAGATATATCTGTCCATTGTGTTCTATTTTTTTGGCTCGACTCTTAGAAACAAATCTTTCAAAGAAAAGATCGTATTGAATAGGGTCAATGTTAGTTACGCCAATTACATAAAGAACAAGAGAACCTGCAGCACTTCCGCGCCCAGCACCAGTTGGAATAGATGTTTCTTTGCAGAAATTTAAAATGTCCCAATTTAATAGAATGTAATCAATAAACCCTAATTCATTAAGAATGTCTAGCTCCTCTTTTAATCTTTCGTAATACTTATTAACATCATGTTTCTTATCAATACCCTTTAAGATTACTCCTTTATAACAAAGTCTTCTTAAAAAATTAAAATTTGATGAGTTAGGATCGCAACCAACATAGTCATAATACTTTTTATCGATTTTAATTTCTGGTAATTTTACGCCAACTGGGAAAGGTGTTTCGTATTTTGAGTAGTTTTCAAATTTCATAATTCAATATCAAAAAGTTGTTTTCTAAAGATTCTAAAATTCATCTCAATGTCATACATAGCGTCATGTAATCTTTTTGGATCGTGTGGTATGTCATACTTTTTCAATAAGGTAGCTTGAGATGTTTTTAAACCTCTTTCTTTGTGATTTAAAAGTCTATATTGCCAACTTAATAAATTTTCCTTTTGTACTGGTATTTCTTTTGCTATTGCCGTTGCAATAGATTTTGTATCAATGATCCTATTAATGAATGAATAATCTGAAGGCAGACCTATTTCTCTCCTCCAAATATTTACCATATAAACATCAAACCCAAGAAGATTTTGACCGATAATTAAATTATTTTCATCTTCTAGGTATTTAGAGAATTTATCAAAGACATCTTTGGGGTCTAAACTCCTCCTGTCGTAGGCTTGTTTGGAGAAGCCAGTAATTTTTGCCGCCTCATCAGAAATGTTTAGATCTTCCCATCTTATATAAAGATCGTGTTTTTCTAAGACTTTATCTCCTTCCGCCAGAATCCAAGCAACTTGCCACGGACGAGAATTAATTAAATTCAAGCCCTCTGTTTCTGTGTCAAAAATTAAATATCTCTGCTTCTTATTAAATCTTAGTAAGTTCTCTTTCATGATTTTCTAAATAACTTTCAAAACAAAATTCATTACTACCAAAATGATTTAAATTTGGATTAGATAGCGATGATACTTTACCAAAAGATCTATTGCATAGAAT